ATTAAGCTTGATTTTTAGAGAATGATAGCATTTAAACAACTCTTAGCATCTGATGTCATAGTGACACCATTCGAAGTAAACAAATCGTTTACTTTTAGTGGTTCTGGTATGATTACTCCTACTGTTGGTATAGATAGATTTTTGGGTAAGAATATAAATTCAAGACCCTTTATATCTGGTTCAAACCCAACAACAGGATACATATCAACCCAAGATCAAGAGTTAGTATATGATTCAATACAACAACTATATTATAGTAACTATTTAAGCTCTAGTTATGGAGATAATGTAAATACGGCTAGTATAATCCCTGGAGTAAATATAGAAAGTGATGTATTAGTAGGTACAACCCCATCTCCAGGAATGTACGATACTTACAATCAAACTACATTAACATTTGCTAAATCATTCCCAACTGGATCTAATCAATTTGTTGGAGTAATATCAGTCCCATCTCGATTATTTGGAGATTATATATTACCAAACTCATTTAGATATTCGTTTGTATCAGGTAGTACTTTTGTACTTACAGATGATGGTGAAGGTAATTTAAAATCAGGCAGTGCTATAGTAGGAAATGTATTTTACCCACATGGTATGATTACTATAACAGATCAAGGTTTAGCATCTGGTTCAATTGTTTCATCAGACGTAACATGTTCATTTTCTTCTTCTTACATGTTATACGAAACACAATACAAATGTACATTTAGAGAAAATGAATTTAACTATACATTAAACCCAACACTCCAATACGACACAAGTGGTTCAGTATATTCTTACACAACAAGTTCACAATGGGCTCCTTATGTATCAACTGTTGGTTTATATGATGAGGCTCAAAACCTATTAGCTGTAGGTAAATTATCTCAACCATTACCAACCAGCGCTACAACAGATACAACAATATTGATAAATTTAGACATGTAATATGATTAAATTACTAGATTTACTTAAAGAAGATAACCCATTTGTTCCAAGAGGTTCCAAAGAAGAGCGTGAAAAAGACTACAACAGAATACTTCAAAATAAAATCCAAGAATATATAAAGAATGGAATGGAAGGTGATTTAGATTTAGCTAATACCTCAATTACCTCACTTCCATCTTCATTAACTAAAGTTAATGGTAATTTAGATTTATTTCTCGTCCCAATTACCACACTCCCTAACAACTTAACTAAGGTTGAAGGTGATTTAAATCTATATCACACATCAGTTACTTCACTTCCCCCTAACTTAACAGTTGGAGGTGATTTAAATTTATCTGAGACACTAATCACCTCACTTCCCCCTAACTTAACAATTGGAGGTGGTTTAAATTTAAATCACACCCCAATCACCTCACTCCCACCTAGTTTAACTAAAGTTAATGGTGATTTAAATTTATATGATACCCCAATCACCTCACTCCCACCTAACTTAACAACTGTTGAAGGCCATTTAGATTTAGATAACTCTAAAATTACTAAACTTCCTGATAATTTAACAATTAAGGATAATTTGCATTTGTCTGATGCTCCAATCGATACACTTCCTCCTAACTTAATAGTTGGGGGTTATTTATATTTATTTAACACACCACTATCTAAAAAATATTCTAAAAAGGAAATTGAAGCAATGGTGCCAAATGTTAAAGGCAAAATTATTATGTAATATTTATAACCATGATTAAACTCCTTGATTTACTTAAAGAAGACAACCCGTTTGTTCCAAGGGGCTCAAAGGAAGAACGTGAAAAGGACTATAACAGAATAGCCCAAAATAAAATACAACAATATATAAAAGACGGAATGAAAGGAGATTTAGACTTATCTGATACTCCAATCACCTCACTTCCCTCTAACTTAACTAAAGTTGGAGGTAATTTAGATTTATCTAGAACCCCAATCACCTCACTCCCACCTAATTTAAACGTTAAAGGTGATTTAATTTTATTAGAAACATCAATTACCACACTCCCTCCTAACTTAACAGTTGGAGGTAATTTAGATTTAGAAAGTACTCTAATAACTTCATTCCCATCTGATTTAAAAGTTAAAGATACTTTATACTTACTAGATACTCCACTCTCTAAAAAATATTCAGAAGAGGAAATCAGAGCAATGGTACCAAATGTTGAAGGTGAAATTATTATGTAATATTTATAACCATGATACAAATAGAAAAATGTACCTATGTTGAAGATCTAATAAACAATCCAGATTTCAACACAGACGAGTACTACGGTTATGTTTACCTAACAACCAATTTAGAAACAAATCGCCAATATATAGGTAAAAAAATATTTAAACACACCCAAAACAAAAAATTAGGTAAAAAAGAATTAGCTGCCCTACCTACTCAACGTGGTCGTGTTCCCTCTAAAAAGAAAATAGTTAAAGAATCTGACTGGAAAACATATTATGGCTCAGCAGATGAAGTTAAACAATGGGTTAAAACAATCCCCACCGATAAACTAACTCGTGTTGTGTTACGTTTATGTAAATCATCTAAGGAACTAACATATTATGAAACTAAATACCTATTTGATAATAACGTATTATCTGATAGTGAACGTTGGGTAAATAATAATATATTAGGAAAGTTTTTCCCGAAAGACTTGGCTCCCCAAATATAGGGTATTATATTGTAGAGTATGGTAAATCAAGCTTTGGTTACAATAATAAATTCTGTTTTAGGTAGTGGTAAATCCACATCTAAGGGCAATTATGCTTATCCTTGTCCTTTTTGTAAACACCATAAACCTAAACTTGAAATTAATTTCACTGAAAATAAAGAAGGTGTTAACCCATGGCATTGCTGGTCATGTGATAAACGAGGTAAAAAACTAGCTCAATTACTTAAATTATTAGACACACCAAAGGAAAAAATAGCAGAGCTAAAATCATACCTTAAAGTTGATGTACATGATATTACACCTACTGTAACTGACAAAGTACATTTACCTAAAGAATTTAAATCATTACTAAACTCAAACAACTCAGTTATAGCTAAACATGCTATGGTTTATCTTAAAAAACGAGGTATTAGTGAAGATGATATTATAAAATATAATTTAGGGTATTGTGAATCTGGAGTTTATTCTAAACGAATAATAGTACCATCATATGATGAAAATGGTGTACTAAATTATTTCACAGCACGTAGTTTTGAAAAAGACAATCCAATAAAATATAAAAATCCAAATTCATCTCGTAATATTATTCCGTTTGAATTTTTTATAAATTGGGATTTACCATTAGTATTATGTGAAGGACCATTTGATGCTATAGCCATAAAACGTAATGCCATTCCATTACTTGGTAAAAATATTCAATCTAATCTTATGAAACGTATTGTTATGTCATCTGTTGAAAAGATTTATATAGCATTAGATAAAGACGCTCAAAAGAAAGCATTAGAATTTTGCCAACAACTCATGAACGAAAACAAAGAAGTATATCTAATTGATATGCAAGATAAGGACCCATCAGATATGGGATTCAAACATTTTACACACATTATACAAGATACTGAACCACTAAAATTTTCAGACTTGTTATATAAAAAACTTATGTTATGATAGAAAAAAACGTAAACGTTAATAAAAAACACGTTAAACGACTATTAGAAATTGATGACTCTTCTAAAAGAGTAACAATAATGGATGATAGATATTACACCAGATATGATAAATACTACCCATCCGTTACTAGTATTTTGCAATATATGCCTAAAAATAAATTCTTTGAAACCTGGTTAAAAGATGTAGGGCATAATTCAGATATCATAATGAGAAAAGCAGCGGATGAAGGTACACAGGTACATGACGCTATTGAAAGATATCTTTTAGGCGAAAAAATATCATTAATTGATGATAGAGGATTTTCGCAGTACTCGATGTTTGTATGGCAGATGATTTTAAAATTCCATGAATTTTGGTCTACATATAAACCAACATTAGTAGAAAGTGAAGCCCATTTATTTTCAGACAAATATATGTTTGCGGGAACATGTGATTTAGTAGTTGAAATAAACGGTGAAAAATGGTTATTAGATATTAAAACATCAAACTCATTGCATACAAGTCACGATTTACAATTAGCAGCATATGCTCAAGCATGGAATGAATTGTATGAGGAGAAAATCGAACGTGTAGGTATTATTTGGTTAAAATCTTCAAAACATAAAGCCGATAAAAAAGGAGAAAAAATGCAAGGTAAAGGCTGGGAAATATACGAACCAACCCGTACTATTGAAGAAAATTTCAAATTGTTTGGATATATACATGAACTATACAAACTAGAACACCCAGACCCAAAACCAATATCTAATGATTTTCCAACTGAAATTCAAATAGGAATGTAACTAGCAATATTTATGTTAAACCATTAGAATGATTTCTTTAATCAAAATT